GGCGTTCGGTCTTTTGCAATCCACCATACGGCCGCACGTCAACGGGCGAATGGATATATTGACGGTGAATATGGCGCGAAGCTGTATTGTCTGGCGCCGAAGCTAGAGCAAGCCGATCTTGCCTACGACGCTTTTTATCAGATTGTGCAATCAGATGATGAACTGGCAGAAATAAGCAAAAAACGCCGGTCAGATATTTATATCAAAGACTTTAACACGACGGTGAAAAAGATCGCCTTCAATTCCAAAAAGTCAGACGGATTTAACCCACATTTTGTCTTAAATGATGAAATGGAAGCATGGCCGGGAGATCAGGGCTTGAAGCAGTACGAAGTTATGACTTCCGCGATTGGAGCAAGAAAACAGCCGCTTATATTATCTACATCCACGGCCGGTTATGAGAACGACGGAATTTTTGACGAACTTATGAAACGTTCAACGGCGTTTTTGAAGGGCAGGGGGACAGAGCAGACCGAAAAGCGGTTGTTGCCGTTCCTTTACATCATTGACGACGTGGAGAAGTGGGACACCCGCGAAGAATTGGAGAAGTCAAACCCGAACTTAGGCGTTTCCGTTTCGTGGGAATATTACGAAGAAAAGATCGTGGTTGCCAGAAAGTCACTTGCGGCAAAAGCGGAGTTTCTCACAAAGTTTTGTAATATCAAACAAAATTCTTCGATCGCATGGCTTGACTATATCGACGTTGAGAGGGCAGCAGGCCAGAAATACACCCTTGAAGACTTCCGGGGTTGTTATTGCGTAGCGGGGATCGATCTTTCCCGCACAACAGACCTAACGGCGGCGACGCTGATTATTGAGCGTGACGGAAAAAATTATGTTATCACACAATTTTTCATGCCGCGGGAACGTTTCAAAGTGGCAATCAATGAAGAAAACGTACCCTACAATATTTTTGAACAGCAAGGCTTCTTGACGTTATCCGGGGATCATCAGGTGGACTACAAAGACGTTTACAAATGGTTCATAGACCTTGTGAAGAAATACAAGATCAAGCCGCTAAAAGTAGGATATGACAGATATTGCGCCGGGTATTTGGTTCAGGAAATGAAGGAAGCGGGCTTCCACATGGACGACGTATATCAGGGAACAAACCTGACGCCGGTATTACATACATTTGAAGGGGATCTGAAAGACGGTAACTATTGTTTAGGCGAAAACAATTTGCTTCGATCCCACCTTCTGAATGTGGCCGTTGATATAAATATCAATGATAGCCGTATGAAGCCGGTAAAACTAGAAAGACGGGCGCATATAGACGGCGCCGTTTCAATCTTCGACGCGCTGGCCGTCAAGATGAAATACCACAAAGAGATCGGCCGGCAATTACAGAACAAAGCAGCCTAAAAAGAGGGCTTCGGCCTTCTTTTTTGCGTTCAAAAAGTAGGTCAGAATTTAACGTACTTTTTTTGTACGATTGAAGCATGGAAATTTGACCGGCTACCATACGCAGAAGAAAAGGGGGTGAGAGCGACGGGAATTATCAAAGATTTTCTGAATTTCAGGCGTATTAAATACAGCCCCGTTTTTGCAATCCGTGGCGAGTATTCAGCGGGCAGCGGCATGGACGACAGCGACATCATAGGCTCCATTGAAAATTGTATTTCCGTAAACGTGGCGAAGCTGACGCCGCAGATCGTCAGAAAAGACAGCCGCGGCATGACGATCAAAGACGATTATCTGGCCCGCCTTCTTTCCTTGCGGTGGACGCCGGAACTTTCCGCGTATGACGCACTTTATAAAATCGCGGCGACGCTGATTAGAAAGTCAAATTCCTTTTCAGCGATCCTCTATACCGACGATTTTTCGCGGATAAAAGCGATCGTTCCGTTGACGGTTCGGGACTATCGGATCTATGAGGACGACGCGGGAAACATTTTGTTTCGCTTTACTTGGGACTATGACGGGAAGGCGTACACGCTGCCGTATCAGAATGTGATCCACATCAAGGCCCGGTTTAACAAAAAAAGGTTTATCGGAACGCCGCCGGATCAGACTGTGAAGACAACACTTGAATTACTGGACGCAACGGGGCAGGCCCTTAAAAATACCGTGAAAAACTCGGCAAATTTGAAAGGCTATCTGAAATACAACAACTTCATTGATGAAGATGAACTGAAAGAGAAGGTGAAGGAGTTTCAGGCGGCCTACATGAGCGCGGAGAATGACGGCGGCATGGCGGGGATCGACAATTCAATGGAGTTTCACGAAATCAATCAGCGGACGCCGAACATACCAACGCTTCAAAGCCAGTATTTACGCGATAACCTTTATCGGTATTACGGAGTAAATGAAGCGATCCTGATGTCAAAATTCACAGAAGGCGAGTGGAACGCCTTTTACGAAAGCGTAATTGAACCGATCGCCCTGCAGTTGTCGCTTGAATTTACCTTCAAAGTGCTATCCGAAAGGGAAAGGGGCTTCGGGAATAAAATCATCTTCACATCAAACCGACTTCAATATGCGACGCTGCAAACACGGGCGTCAATCGGATCCGTTCTGTATGACCGCGGGATCATTACAATCAATGAATACCGCGAATTATTGTACTATGAACCGATCGAAGACGGCGACGTAAGAATGGTAAGCTTGAACTATGTAAAAGCAGACGATCAGAGCCTATACCAGACAGGGCAGCAGAGCGAAGGCAGCGGAGCGGGACCGCCGCAGGGAGACGCGGAGGGGCAGCAGGCCGCCGCGGTCCAGATCATGAAAATGTTTATCCCGGCAACTTTGAAAGGTGGTGAGAAGCAGGAATGGAGATAATCAAAGGATTTACAATCAAAAACCAGACGGCGACAAGCGCAGATCTGTATTTCTACGGTGATATTGTTTCCGACTGGTGGGGAGCATGGCAGAACGAAGACCAGTACCCGGACGCGATCAAGAATTTTCTTTCCGAAGCGGAAGGAAAAGACCTGAATATTTATATCAATTCGGGAGGGGGATCCGTTTTTGCCGGGATCGCTATTTACAACATGATCCGCAGACACGCCGCAAAGAACACAGTCAAAGTGTATGTGGACGGCTTGGCCGGTTCGATCGCTTCTGTCTTGGCCTTCGCAGGAAGTGAGCCGCCCGAAATTCCTTCCAACGCCTTTTTGATGATCCATAATCCGTGGGCGGTATGTGAAGGAAATTCAACAGACCTTCGGAAAATGGCCGACGATCTGGACCAGATCAGAAGCGGCATTTTGAACATATACGGCGAACATTTAAAAGAGGGCGTGACGCTTGAACAGATCGGCGCCCTTATGGACGCGGAAACATGGATCAACGGGGAGCAGGCCGCGCAGTATTTCAACGTTCAGACCACAGAAGCGAAGGAGTACGCGGCAGCAGTTGGGGACTATCTGGAAAAGGCCCGCTGTAAGATCCCGGACGCCTTAAAAAAGGCAAAACCAGCACCGGCAGCAGGGCAGCAGGCAGAGGACCGGGCGGCGGCAGAGAAGCGAAACGAGATAAAAAAACTCACAATCAACGCATTTATGAAAGGAGAATGAAAACATGAAGTATGAAGATCTGGTAAAAATGGGCGTTGTCGAACTGAAAGACCGCCTGAAAGACTTAAACAAGCAGGCGCAGACCGCGAAGGGCGAAGCCTTAGACGCGCTTCTGGATGAAGCGAAGGAGATCGACGGCATTTTGGACGACATCAAAAAGCGCGAGAAACTGGCAGACGCGGCGGCGGCAGCTTCCGGGAAGGAGCCGGACGGCGGCGAAGTGCAGGAGGAACCCAAAGACAAGGTAAGAGAGGAACGCGGCCAGAATTTAAAGAACGGGAAGACCGTCAAATTTTCCGCAAAGACGGCGATCGGCGCAAAGAACGCGCTTTCCGTTACGCAGACCGTCACGCCGCAGCACAGCGCCGCAGATGTAAGAGAAACCTTCAATGATGTTTCTTCCCTTGTGGACCGCGTGAAGGTGGTTCCGCTTGCAGGTGGCGAAACATACCAGAGAGGGTATGTAAAATCTTATGGGGACGGCGCGGGAGCGACGGAAGAAGGCGCAGACTACAACCCGACGGAACCGGTTTTCGGGTATGTGACGATCGAGAAAGAGAAGATCACCGCCTACACAGAGGAACCCGAAGAAATGGTGAAACTTCCAAATGCTGACTATGACGGAGTTGTGGAAGGATCGGTTTCTAAAGCGATCCGCCGCTACATGGGCCGCCAGATCCTGATCGGTGACGGAGCAACGGGGAAATTTAAAGGTATTTTCCACAATCCCACCAAAGCCGAAGATCAGGTGATCGATCCGGCAACGGATATTGAATTGACAGCGATCGACAACAAGACACTGGATGAAATCATTTATTCCTACGGCGGCGAAGAAGACGTGGAAGACATGGCCGTTTTGATCCTGAACAAAAAGGACCTGAAAGCCTTCGCGACGCTTCGGGACAAGCAGGATCGCAAGGTTTACACCATTGTGAACCACGGAAACACCGGCACGATCGACGGCGTACCGTTCGTTATCAACAGCGCGTGCAAGGCAATTTCTGACACGGCAACGGCGGCGGGGGCCTACATTATGGCATACGGTCCGTTGGAAAATTACGAAATGGCGATTTTTTCCGACATTGACGCCAGAAAATCCACAGACTACAAGTTTAAGCAGGGACAGATCGCATACCGTGCGGACATTTTCGCGGGTGGAGCCGTAGCAGCATACAACGGCTTCATTCGGGCGAAGAAGGCTTCCGCGTAAGTAGCAGCAGAAAGGACGGCTTCACATGACGATTGATGAATTGAAGGCCGCCGCAAAAATCCGGGCGCGGAAAATGTCAACGGACGCATTGGACGAAGACGTTTTCCGCTATATGGATTTTGCGATCGCGGATTTAAGGCGAATAGGGGTAGCGGAAGAATACCTGACAAGCCCCAAAGATCCTTTGATTGTTGAAGCCGTCTTAACCTACGTCAAGGCAAATTACAGCATGGACAGCAATCACGAACGGTTGATGAACAACTATAACATGATCTTGACGAAGATAAAAGGCGGTGACTACAAATCGAAGCAGTAGTAAAGCTGATTGATCCGGGGGAAACACGGGAAGAAGACGTGGAAACGCCGGTTTTTGCAAAAGTGAACCCGATCGGCCGGGATGAATACGCGACAGCGGGAGAAAAAGGCATGAAAGCCCGCTATATGTTTGAAGTGTACGCGAACGAATACAGCGATCAAAGCGTGGTGATCTTCGGAGAAGAACGCCTGACCGTTTACCGGACTTATGGACCGAAGGACGACGACAAGATCGAAGTATACGCCGCACAGAGAGTGGGGAACCGATAATGGGATTGAGTGTTGATAAACTGGCGGCAGAACTGGCGCAGGGGCTTAGTGAATATTCACAGAGCATAGCCGACGAAATAAAGAAGGCAGCCGATGAAGCGGCAAGCGCGGCCGTTAGGGAATTAAAAAACACAAGCCCGGCTCAAACAGGATCTTATGCGAAAGGGTGGACAAAAAAGAACGCCTATGAAGACCGAAGATCCAAACGAAACACAGTTTATAACAAAACCGATTATCAGTTGACGCACCTTCTGGAAAAAGGACACGCAAGCAGGAACGGCGGCAGAGTGGCGGCGCGGGTACATATTCAGCCGGTAGAAGAAAAAGTGGTGGCAGATTTTGAAGAAAGGGTAAAGGGGGCGATCGAAGGGTGACGACGTTTGAACAGATTTTGGAGCGGGCGGCAGGCTTGGGGCTTCCTTTTGCACACATGCAATTTATTCCGACGAATAAAAATCCGGTACCAGATCCGCCGTTTCTTGTCTGGTTGGCAGATGAACAGCAGCGCGGCGACGATAGCAGAAACCGGATCCGGCAGATTGACGGATCGTTAGAACTGTATACAGAAAAACGGGCGGATCCGGCCCTTGAAAAGCGGATCGAAGACGAAGTGTTGTTCGACGTGGAGTTTCGCAAATTTCAGGCGCAGATCCCAAACGAAGACACGATACAAACGGCGTATGACTTTACAATCACACAGAAAAAATGAAAGGAGATCAGAGCATGGAAAGAATTATCCTTGGAAGTGCTGACGTTTATATTCAGGCGTTCGACGGAAAGACGGTTCCCGCGACGTCGGATATTTGCGTTAAAGACAACTTAATGGCCTACATTTCCGGCGGCGCGTCCGTAGAATACAAGCCGTCTTTCTACACGGCAAAGGATGATACCGGAAACAAGAGAAAGACAATCATTACCGAAGAAGAAGTAACCCTGAAAACGGGGATCATGACCTTCGACGGAAAAAAATTCGATTATCTTTGCGACACCGCCCGCGTGACGGAAGACAAGGCGAAGAAGCGCCGGATAGTGAAGATCGGCGGCCTGAATAACCGGAAGGGAAGCCGCTATGTTATTTGTCTTCACCACAAAGATCCGGTGGACGGCGATATTTGGACAATGATCGTAGGAAATAATCAGGCGGGCTTCTCTATTTCCTTTGAGAAGGACAAAGAAACCGTAATTGATGAAGAAATTACAGCGCTTCCTATGGACGACGAAGGAACACTTTTACTGTATGAAGAAGAAATGACAGACGAAGAAGCGGCGGCAAGCAACGGCACCGCATAACATCAGGAATTACAACGGCAGGGCGGCGCTTTGCCGTTGTTTCGCAGAAAGGAGAATTTAAACTATGGCAAATATGGCGTTTGATTTTAACAAGGTGAAACGGTCCTTTATGACGGCGACGTTAAAGGACGGTCGGAAATTGGTTGTTAAAATGCCTATGAAGAAAACCTTTGAAAAAATGTCGGCGCTGCAGGAAGTGGATGTGGACAACATGAGCGTTGACGACGCTATGGACACGTTGGGCGGCCTTTGCGCGGAAATTCTTTCACATAACATGAGTGGGGAGCGAGTAACGGCGCAGGAAATCACGGACAACTACGACACAGAAGAAATGGAAGCATTGATCGACGCCTATATGGAATTTGCGGGCGGCGTACAGAAGAACCCAAACTAAAGGTCCCCTTCTATCCGGGGCAGGATAGTGAAGGGGTTTATTATAAAACCCAAACCCGCGGGGAAAAACTGGTGATTGATTACACCGGCTTGAACTTGTGGGAAGTGCAGGAACTGGACCTTGATCTATACCTTTTCTTCATGCGCGAAGCGTTTATACACGAAATGAACCAGACGGAGCAGGGGAGAGAATACCTTGAAAATTGTTGGCGCATTTCACAAACAGAACCGGACCGAAAGGCCATTCGCGAGAAGTTTAAACGAAGGGGCGGTGAATAGCGGGTGGCAGCAAGCACAATCAAAGGGATCACGATTGAGATCGGCGGCGATACGACGAAATTAGACAAGGCGCTGACCGGTGTAAACAAAGAGGCCCGCGACATCCAGAAAGAATTAAAGGAAGTCGAAAAGGCCCTGAAATTGGATCCGAAAAATACGGAATTACTGGCGCAGAAGCAGACACTTCTGAAAGAAGCGGTGGAAGCTACGTCGCAAAAACTGGACGTTTTAAAAGAAGCAGAAGCACAGGTACAAAAGCAGTTTAAGAACGGCGAAATTTCAGAAGAACAATACCGAGCATTGCAGCGGGAAATTGTCAAAACCGAAGCAGAACTGAAAAACTTAAAAGAAGCGGCAGAGAAGGGAAACTCCACACTTGAAAAGGTAGGGGAGATCACCGGCAAGATCGGGGAAAAGTCAACGGCGCTTGGAAAGAAACTTCTTCCGGTGACGGGGGCTATTACCGGGTTAGGCGCCGCCAGTATTGCAGCATTTAATGAACTTGATACCGGATATGATACGATCATCACCAAAACCGGCGCTTCCGGGGAAGCACTGGAAGGCTTACAAGAAAGCATGGACAACGTGTTTTCTTCCCTTCCGATCGAAGCGGAAGAAGCAGGGATCGCGATCGGTGAAGTCAATACACGTTTCGGAGAGACGGGAAAAACATTAGAAGATCTGTCAACAAAGTTTATTCAGTTTGCGAATATCAACGGGACAGATTTAAACGGAGCGATCGACAGCGTGGACGCCATTATGACGAAATTCGGCGTTGACGCTTCACAGACGGGAAATGTTCTTGGCCTTCTGACGAAGGCGGGACAGGACACGGGAATTTCTATGGACACGCTTCAAAATTCCCTCCAGACGAACGGCGCCACACTAAAGGAAATGGGCCTTGATCTGACTTCTTCCGTGAATTTACTTGCACAGTTTGAAGCAAACGGCGTTGACGCAACAACAGCGCTTGCCGGATTGAAAAAAGCACAGCAGAACGCGACGGCAGAGGGGAAAACCCTTGAAGAAGCATTGGGCGAAACCATAGAGAGCATAAAGAACGCAGGGAGCGAAACAGAAGCCCTGCAGATAGCAACGGAACTTTTCGGAAAAAAAGGCGCCGCGGAAATGACGCAGGCGATCCGAGAAGGCCGTTTGTCTGTGGATGATCTGGCCGGTTCGTTGGAAGATTACGGAAATGTTGTCGAAGACACATTCAACGCAACACTGGATCCGCCGGATCAAGCAAAAGTAGCGCTGAACAATTTAAAAGTAGCAGGCGCAGAACTTGGAAACACGTTAATGTCTTCACTTGCGCCGGTTTTGGAACGTGTCGTGGAGAAGGTAAAGACATTCACAACATGGTTTAAAAACCTGAATGACAAGCAGCAGGAAACGATCATAAAGGTTGCGGCGGTAGTTGCGGCAATCGGACCGGCCTTGATTATATTCGGAAAAGTGGCTACGGGAATTTCAAAAATTATTTCCGTGGCGACAAAGATCGGACCGGTTATAAAAGCAGCAAAGGCAGCGTTTACCGCGTTTCATGCGGTACTGGCAGCAAACCCGATCATTTTGATTGTGACAGCCATTACGGGGCTGATTGCGATCCTTGTCACTCTATATAATAAATGTGATTGGTTCCGGGAAGCTGTGGACAAAATTTTTTCAGCGATAAAGACGGCATTTTTCGCAGCCTTTGACGCAATCAAAGAATTTTTCACGGTGACGCTTCCGGGAGCGATTGGCGCGGCCGTGGAGTTTTTCGCGGGGTTGTGGGATAGCATAGTTGAAATTTTTATCGGCGTCGGTCAGTGGTTTTCCGATCGGTTCAATGAAGCATATACAGCCGTGACCGGTATTTTTTCCGGGATCGGTCAATGGTTTTCCGATCGTTGGACGGACATAAAAACGGCGCTTTCAACGGTGGCGACGTGGTTCTTGACAATGTTCCAGAACGCCTACACGAACGTGAAGAACGTCTTTTCGGCGATCGGCCAGTGGTTCGGCGCCCGTTGGACGGACATAAAAACGGCACTTGCGACGGTGGCGACGTGGTTCTTGACAATGTTCCAGAACGCCTACACAAACGTGAAGAATGTTTTTGCGGCGATCGGTCAGTGGTTTTCGGCACGTTGGACGGATATAAAAAACGTATTTTCGGCAGTGGGAACATGGTTCCAAACGAAATTCAATGAAGCGTACACAAACATAAAGAACGTGTTTTCAAATATAGGTACATTTTTTTCTGGAATATGGTCGAGTATAAAGGGCGTATTTACGAATGTAGGAACTAATATAGGAAACGCGATCGGCGGCGCCTTCAAAACTGCGATAAACAGCGCGATCGCAACAGTAGAGAACGCAATAAACGGCGCGATCGGACTTATAAACGGCGCGATTGACGTTATCAATAAACTTCCGGGCGTAAGCGTGGGCCATGTGGGAACCGTATCACTTCCACGTCTGGCAAAAGGCGGTATTTTGAAGAACGGTCAAGCGATCATGGCAGAAGCGGGGCCGGAGTTGATCCAAATGGTGAACGGTGAAGCGATTGTGACGCCATTAACCAGAAGCGCGAAAAATACCGCGCTTGACGCGGCCACGGGGCAGCAGGCGCGAAGTTTTGTCCAGAACGTGAACATTACAAGCCCGAAGGAACTTTCCCCGTATGAGACGGCCAGACAGACCAGAAACGCGACGCGGCAAATAGTATTACAGATACAAGGGGGCGTTTAAGCATGAAAAGAATTATATGCAGAAACGAAGACGGGGTACAAGTAGAATTTAACTATAACTTTGAACCCTTCTTCCTTGTGTCGGTGGACGGGATCTATACCGTTTCAAATAATGTTGTCACGTCGGAAAATACAATGGTTGACGGTTCCACCTATCAGGGAAGCACCACGAAGCAGCGGAACATTGTAATTACGGCGCAAATGGAAAGTGATTATCAAAAAAATAGGGACTTGCTTTATAAGTGTTTCAAGCCGAAGTCGACAGGACTTTTTACCTATATGGAAAATGAAGAAGTACGGGTGATTGACTATAAGGTGGAAGACATAGACATTGACGAAAAAGGGATCGTAAGGAATTTTACAATTTCCCTTCTTTGCCCGGATCCATTCTTCCGGGACTTGGAAGATCTATCCGTATCAATGGCAAGTTGGACGGGGCTTTTTGAGTGGCCGCATGAGTTTTTAGAGGAAAAGGAGCCGTTTGCAGAGCGTACTGCGGAAGTGTTAAAGGAGATTGAGAACGACAGCGCCGCGGACAATATCGGTATTACCGTAACACTGGAAGCGGAAGGACCGGTGATAAATCCGGCCGTATATCACGCGGAAAGCGGGGAGTTTATCAAAATCGGGACCGAAGAACGGCCGTTTTCTGTAAATGCCGGTGACGTGGTAATTATTACAACGGAAACCAACAACAAAGCCGTGTATCTGGTGCGCGACGGCGTAAAAACAGAAGTCAACGAATATCTGGACGAAGACAGCGATTTTATACAGTTGCAGCATGGAACGAACACGATCCGTTACGCAGCAGACGCCGGGGAAGACTACATGAACGTTACAATTTCCTATCGGTTCCGTTATTTGGGGGTGTGATATGGAAGCGCGGATTTATGACAGAAATTTAAATTTTAAAGGCATTATAGAAAATCATACGTCCTTAATATGGGATAGAAAGTATTATGAGCCGGGGAACTTTGAAATTCACGCGCCGATCACGGATCGCAATCTGGCATTACTGGCAAAGGGGAACATCATTTCAAAGCGGGGTAGCGAAGAAGCTGGAGTGATTGAGGATATAGAGAACGAAGAAAGCGACATTAAAAACGAGATTACCGCGAAGGGTCGTTTTCTTTCTTCCTACATGGATCGGCGCCTGATAAAATCAACGGTCAATTTTTCCGGGAAAGTAGAAGTTGCCATGCGGCAGCTTTTGACCGGGGCCACGGCGATCCCGCTTGTGGAACTTGGAACCCTAAACGGTTTCACCGAAACGGTGGAGTTTCAGGCTACCATGAAAAATCTAATGTCCTACGAAACAAAATTAGCGAAGTCGGCCGCGATCGGTTATCGGTTCCGGCCGGACTTCCGGCAAAAGAAGATTTTGTTTGAAACATACAAAGGAACAGACCGGACGACGGCGCAGGGGATCAATTCCCGTGTTATCTTTTCGGAAAGTTATAACAACCTAAACAATGTGATTTACCGTTACAACGATCAGCAGTACCGCACAAAAGCCATTGTGGGCGGGGAAGGTGAAGGAGCCGCTCGCGTATATGTAGAGGTTGGCGGCGGTACCGGCTTAGATCTTCGGGAAATATTTGTGGACGCAAAGGACATTCAAAGCGAAGGCATGACAACGGCAGCATACAAAGCAGCCTTGTCACAGAGGGGGAAAGAAGCCCTTGCAAGTAATATCATAGCCGAAAGCGTGGAGTGCGAAACGGAAGCAGATATAAACTTTAAGTACAAAACACACTATGATCTTGGGGATATTGTGACGGTAAAAAAGAAGAAATGGGGGATAACTTTAAATCAGAGAATAACAGAACTACAAGAAGTTTATGAATATGGGGGAATGTATGTAGTACCGACAATGGGCGACGCATTACCGGAAAAAATAGATTGGAGTGATAAATAAATGGGACAGTATGCAAACTTCTATAATTCCAGAAATGGGGACCGCGTTTATAATGCGGACAGCATGAGCGAATGGCTTTTACCATTCTTCACAACGGGCGTTTTCAATAATTGTTTTGCGATCACAGCAAACGACGATATGACCGTAACCGTCGCAGGGGGATATGTAAATATCAACGGGAAGACAAAGCATTTTGAACAGGCGCAGATCTTCACGCTTGAAAAGGCGTCAGGAACACTGGCCCGGATCGACAACGTGATCTTGCGTCGGGATGATACCGAAAGGGATTTTTATATTTTCATTGAAACCGGCGGCTTTTCCAAAAATCCCACGGCGCCGGAGATTGTGAGAAGTGAAGCGGTCCACGATCTGAAATTGGCCGAAATATATGTGGATGTGGGCGCGATTAAGATCACGCAGGAGAACATCACCGACACGCGCATGAACAGCGACGTTTGCGGTTGGGTTATGGCGACGGTAAAGGAAATTGACTTTTCGCAGGTCACGGCGCAGTTTCAGGCGTACTTCACACGCTATCAGGCCAGTATAACGCAGGAATTTAATTCCTACATGGCGCAGATCGTCAATTTAGAGGATAAAGGCGCCGCCGCCCTTCGGGATATGGAAAGCCAGTTTGAAAGCTATTCACAGCAGCAGCAGGCGGTCTTTACCGCGTGGTTTGAAGGGATAAAGGATCAGTTATCCGAAGACGCCGCCGGAGCCTTGCAGAACGCCGTGAACGATTTGACGGCCCACATAAAAAATCTTGCAACGAAAGTAATGTTTGAAAATCTGTCAAAGGAAACCGGCGTGATCCTGATCGACATTATAAACAAGGACAGCGGGAACAAAACGACGGTTACATATTCGGCAGAGGGAAAAACCTATCTGACGGAGCCGGGAGAATACACGGTGGAAGCACAAAGCGACACCTTGAACATTATCCCGAAAACCTTCGTTCTGGACCATACGAAGACAACGGAAACGGTTACATTCAGTATTTACGACAAGAACGCTTTCGCAGCCGTGGGCGGCTATGTGGGCGCCTATGTATCATCACAAAATTAAAGAAAAGGAGAAGACAGCATGAAAGGATTTCCGAAAGTATTAAAAACAGCGCAGGACGTGAAGAATTGTCGCACATTGGTAGCGGCCGGGGAACTGGAAGCCGCGGATCTTCTGGAAGCGATCAGCGGGATCGAAAATCAGAATTTCATCACTTGCCCGGTTGTGGATCTGTCAGAGGACAGAAAGACGGTAACGGTTATGTATTGCAGCGAAGCGGCAGCAGAAGGGAAAGTGACGGCGGGCGGCGTGACGGCCACTATTCAGACCGTGGAGCATTTGAACGGGGAGCCGGACGAAGAAGGCAAGGTGGAGAAAGAGAAGACCGCGATCACGTTATCCAGAGCGATCGCTGCCGGTTCCGCGTCGCTGAAAATCCACAATACGCCGTCGGTTTATGAAGCCTTAGACATTACCGAAGACGAAATGAACCAGATCAAAGAAGAACTGGCAGCAGGCCGCGTAGTGTAAGACAAAATCAGGATTTACAAAGCAGAAGGGAGAACAGACCATGAAATTTTTTCTTTATGACGAAACCATGATGAACACGAAGGCAAAGATCACCACGGCGAAGTTGTCAGCTATGGGCGACATTGTGGCGCAGAAGGCGCAGTATATCACCGCCGCCGGTTCCGCGTCGCCCGATCAGGTAACGATCGCCGCAGGCGTGATAATCGCCGTCGGGCCGTCAATTTTTGAAACCACCTTAACCAACTTGACCGCCGCGAACCTTGACACTGGAAGCGGATTTGAGAAGGGCAGCGATTATTATATTTATTGTTGTGATCCTTCCAACGGTTCCGAAACATTGGATCAGGATGAAATTTTTGTGATTTCTAAAAATTCCACCTATCCTTCCGGGTACACAGCAGAGAACAGCCGCAAAGTGGGCGGCTTCCATTACGGGATCGTAAGGCGCGTAAACGCAAGCGGAAACCCGATCAGCAGCAGCGGGACGGAAAACGGCAGCGGTTGGGAAGGAAATGTGTATACGGGAATTGTGCCGAACAGCGTATGGACAACAAAGCACCGTCCGAAGTGCGACGATCCTTCCGGTATGGTTTACTTGGGGAATGGATTGTGGGGCGATATTTATTTATCATCCGACAATGGAAGCAACGGCCTGCAGAGCAAATATAACGCGACGCCGATCACCGGAACGGAGGGCCTTAACTGGTATATCGCAAACGAGAAGGCCCGACGCGTCGGAAAACGCCTTCCCACCTACGCGGAATTTTGTCAGGCGGCAGCAGGTAGCCCGGAGGGGCAGGACGGGAACAATACCTACGCATGGAGCGCGACGGGAAACACCGGACGGCAGAAAACGGGATATGTTCAGAACGCTATTTCCGCGTTGAATATCCGCGATCTTGTGGGTAACGTCTGGAAATGGCTTGACGAATTTTGTTTGGATCCCACAGCGACAACGTGGGCGTGGCAGGATGTACTTGGAACCGGGTATGGTGACGCTTATATGCCTTCGGCGACAGCCCTTCACGCGCTGGTTGGCGGCGGGGCTTGGAGCCACGGCGTTCACGACGGTTCCCGCGCGGTGAGTTGCAACAATTACCCGTGGAACGTCTACGCGCGCATTGGCGTCTGGTGCGTCTGTGACGCGCTGTAAGCAGAAGGGGCGCCCGAAAGGGCAGCCCCTAAACCTTCCGGGAGAATGACACATGGGAAATTATCAAAGCAGAAGCAAAAGTGCCACGGGCAGCGCGCAGGCGACGGCAGAAATGGATTATACGCATACGGACGCGCACCAAATAGCCTATGATTTTTCAATTTATCTTCACGAAAAATTGAAGAAATTTCCGCATTATGAGAAATTCACGCTTCAAAAGGACATACGGGAGAGCATAGACGCGCTTTTGGATGAAGTCGAAATGTACGAGATCACGAAGGTTGCAAGCCACCTTTACACCGCGGACCGGATGAAACGGCGGCTTGTGCGGAAACTTCGCCTTGCACATGATTTAGGTTATTCGGCTATAAGCGACGGGCCTTATTTATACTGTGCGAAGCAGACCGGCATAATAGGCGCTATGATCGGCGGCCTGATAAAAGAAGTACAGCAGGCGAAGAAGAAATAAAGAATTTTGGGGCAACTGTTAATTCGCACCTTCACGCGCTGATTGGCGGCGGGAATTGGAACAACGGCGTTCACGACGGTTCCCGCGCGGTGAATTGCAACAATTACCCGTGGAACGTCAACACGAACATTGGCGTCTGGTGCGTCTGTGACTTATAAAGCATTTTAGACCGCGTGATCCCCGGATCCACGGCAAGGGTTATATATGGATAATCTCAATATATAGTCAGACGGTTGCAAAGACGGCGAAAGCCGTTCCCGTTCCGGCGGCATACCGGACAAACGTAAAATAGCACCGCCTGAAAGTAACCCGGAAGGGGCGAAATGAGGTAGGGCAAGTTTAGAACATGAAGACAGCTAAAAATTTGATAGAAAAGATCTGCACTTTCACAAACGCCTTGAAAGCATATCACAAGGCCAGAAAGTGCAAGCGGTACCGGCCGGAAGTCTTAGAGTTTGAAGCAGACCGCGAAACGAATTTACTTCGCGCAGTGAAGGCTTTAAAAGACGGGACCTATCAGCCGGGAAAATACCGCGTTTTCAAAGTGTGGGAGCCAAAGGAACGGATCATAATGGCGCTTCCGTTCTTCGATCGGGTGATACAGCACATGATCGTAAACCTGATTGAACTGATTTTTGAAAAGCGTTTTATTTTCCATTCCTACGCCTGCAGGCAGAAGAAGGGCGCCCACGAAGCAAGCGAAACACTTTCCCGGTGGCTTTATAATCTGGAAATAGTGAAGGGGAAGAAGATATACGCCATAAAGGGCGATATACACCATTATTTCCAGAGCGTTTCACATGACATATTGAAGCAGGAGATCCGGCGCTACATATCCGACAAAGCATTATTGAAAATCCTTGATCGGATCATAGACCATAACGGGATCTTTCCGGTGGGCGTGGGAATACCGGTTGGGAACCTGACTTCACAGCTTTTCGCAAATGTTTATTTAAATAAATTGGATCAGTTTGTGAAACATGAATTGAAGTTGAAATATTACGTCCGTTATATGGACGATTTTATTATTTTATCGGAGGATCCCGCGCACCTTCGCCGCATACTGGCAGAAATAGAAGATTTCTTGCGCCGGGAATTACGCTTGGAACTGAACCCGAAAACAACGATATTAGCCGCAAAGAACGGAATAAACTTCGTAGGCTATATTCACTACGCAGATCACAAAAAGATCCGCAAAGCGGCCATGCGGCGCTTAAAGAAACTATTGCGGGCGTTTGAAACCGGGGAAGTAGAATTGGAATACTTCGATCGTTCCATAGAAAGCCGGTTCGGACACATGGGACACGCCGACACGTTCCGGTTAATCAGGGACACGCGGGAAACCATAAAGGAATTGAAGGAAAGAAAGGCAACCTGAAAAAGAAGGTCAGAAATTGCCGGACTTTCCTTTTATTATGGTTTTGAAAGGCGGTGAGGAAAAATGTCAGAATGGCAGGTTATAACAATGCTTATCACGTTGCTTGGCGGCGCGGCGGTCATTGTGCGGCCTATCTTAAACTTGACAAAGGCGATCACGGAATTAACTTCAACGTGCAAACAGTTAGATCAGCAGTTTTCAGATTTTGAAGGCCATAACCGGGAAAGCCATAAAAGATTATGGGACCACAACGACGAACAGGACAAGATCCTGCAGAAACACGAAAACAGAATTTCTATTTTAGAAAGAGGGAAACACAGTGAAGAAAGTTAAGAAAGAAACGATCATCAGGACGGCCGTTTTACTTCTAGCGATTGTAAACAATGCGCTTGCAATCGCAGGAAAAAGCCCGCTTCCGTTTGACGATCAGACCGTAACGGAAGTAATTTCTTTCGCCTTTACCACGGCCGCGTCACTTGTGACGTGGTGGAAGAATAACAGCTTTACGCAGGCAGCGATCGAAGCTGACGAAGCACTGGACAAGATGAAAGCACAGCGGGGAGTGTGAGAAAATGACGGAAAAAGAATTTGTTTCCTACATCGGCCCACTTGCGGCGGCCGATATGAAAAAAACGGGGATCCTTGCGTCAGTGACAGTGGCGCAGGCCATTCTTGAAAGCGGATATGGATCAACGGATCTTGCGGTAGTAGCAAATAACCTTTTCGGCATGAAGGCGACACTTTCCGGGAATAACTGGCCGTCTGAATGGGACGGCCAGACCTACACAAAGGAAACGAAGGAGCAGGACGCAAGCGGCAGAGAATACACCGTGACGGCCGCTTTTCGCAAATACGCCAGTCATGCCGCAAGTATCAAAGATCATTCGGATTATCTGGCAGGTGCGAAGAACGGTTCCGCGTTTCGGTACGCCGGATTGATCGGAGAAACGGACTACAAGACCGCGATCGCGATTATCAAAAACGGCGGCTATGCCACAGACACGAAGTATATAGAAAAAATCTGTAATATTATTCAGCGGTGGGACCTGACACAGTACGACACCGCAGAAAGGAGCGAAGCAGAAATGAATATCATTGAAAGCATTGTAACAAATTCGGATTGCTACAAGACAGGACGGACAATCACCGTAAAAGGGCTTATGCTTCATTCGGTAGGTTGTCCGCAGCCGAAAGCGTCAGTGTTCGTTGATAACTGGAATAAACCCGGCGCGTCCGCTTGCGTTCATGCAGTCATTGACGCGGAAGGGCGGGTGTATCAGCTTTTACCGTGGAACCGCCGCGGGTGGCATTGCGGAAGCGGGACAAAGGGATCCGGCAATAATACGCATATCGGCGTAGAAATGACGGAACCGGCAACAATCAAATATACCGGCGGGGCAAGCTGGCAGGAAACCGGAGACGGGAACAACACGCGGGCGCACGTTCTGGCAACATATAAAACGGCTGTAGAGTTATTCGCGTATCTGTGCAAAAAGTACGGATTGAACCCGACAGCAGACGGCGTTATTATTTCCCACAGCGAAGGCCATTCCCGCGGGATCGCGTCGAACCACGGAGACGTTGAACACATCTGGCGAAAATTCGGTCTGACAATGGATCAGTTCAGAAAGGACGTGAAAGCGGCTATGAACGGATCCGGCGGCACATCCGCACCGGCCGCAGGTGCGGAACTTTACCGGGTGCGGAAAAGTTGGAGCGACGCGAAAAGTCAGATCGGCGCGTATCATGTTTTAGAGAACGCAAAGAAGGCTTGCAAAGAGGGGTACACGGTTTATAACAGCAAGGGCGAAGCCGTATATACGAATACGGCAGCGGGGCAGCAGGCGCCCGCCGGTGTGCCGTATAAAGTGAAAGTGGATATTTCCGATCTTCGGATCCGCAAAGGACCGGGAACCAACTATGGTTCCGCAGGATATACCGGCGAAGGGGTATTCACAATCACGGAAGAAGCAGACGGGCAGGGGGCGACGAAGTGGGGCCGCTTAAAGAGTGGCGCCGGGTGGATTTCCCTTGACTACGCGACGAAGATCGCATAAAACAAAAGACACACCTCCAGACGGAAAAGGAAAATATATCACGATCCCGCGTCAATAAAAGGCGCGGGAAATTTTTATATTTTCGAGCGTTGATTTTCTGGCGGGCGCGTGGTATGTTCAGAATAGATATTTTTGAAAAAAGTTTAAATATTGCGCAATATCCTATTGACATATTGCGCAATATGAGTTATAATATAATCAGTTAAGGGGAAGACCTTTAACGAATACCGGGCAAGCGGAGAAAGGAGAGCATATGGAAGACGTGAAAGAATTTGTTGCATATTGTAGAAAACTTTTAAGAACACTTAACAAGTTGGAAAAAGCACTGGACGATAACGAGATTGAAAAAGCGAAAGAACTTGTTCAGGAATTAAAAGAAGATACGCAGAAAGACATTGAAGCGTAACTGATAAGGGAACCAGAAAGGGCGGCGGACTTGCCAAAACCGCCCGATCTGTTAAAAAGATTATACATCATATTCGGGGCGGTTTGCAATATGCAGGCGGCTTTTCTTTTTTGAAAAATTTTTAAAATATTGCGCAATATTCTATTGACATATTGCGCAATATGTGTTATATTATAATTACAGAAAGGGAAAACAACTATTCAAAGAAAAGGAGATCTAACCATGAGAACATACGAAGAATTAGTAAAAGAAGCAATCACAAAAGCACATCAGGAAGCGCAGGCAATAGAGGAAGCGAAAAACCTTCGTTTTGAGGTCGGAAAGACCTACCAGACAAGAAGCATTTGTAACCATGATTGTATTTTTAAAATCACCATTACAAAGCGGACAGAGAAATTTGTCACCGTAGACAAAAGGGGCGAAACTACACGTTGTAAAATCCACATGATTGACGGGAAGGAAGTTATTTTCCCATACGGTCAATATTCTATGTGTCCGGTGTTTCACGCGGACGATATAGCAGCATAACCACACGACACCGGGACGGGCGGGGAACCGTCCCGGCCGTTCGCTTCTTTACAATATTACGCAATATGTGTTATTATGACAGAAAGAGAAAAGGAGAACTGGAAAATGAAAGAATTTAATCAATTTCAGTATCAAAATGACTATAACAAAAAGAAATATGACCGACTTAATTTGAATATGCAGAAAGGGAAAAAAGAGAAGATAGAAGCCGCCGCCGCCGTGTTGGGGATGAAGATCGGGGAATATATCAACGCCGCGATTGACGAAAAAATGGAGCGTCAGGCCGGGGAGCAGGCGGCGGGAGAAGCGCAGGAATAGCGCAAAACGTTCCGAAAATGAGCCATGCAATAACAAAAACCGGCCTTTTCGTTTCGAAAAAACCGGTTTTGATACGCTTTCCGCTGAAATGTTACGCTTCAAGTACCAGATCATAGAATACATTTTCGGAAAGTATTTCTATATCATGGCCCTTTAGAATTAGGGCTTCGGCCTTCTTCTGCTTGTTGCTTTTGCCGTCCTTTATGGATTGGCAAAAATCATTATTACCTAAAATTAAATAGTTGGTTTTCTTTGTGACGTTATCGCCGACGGAGCCGCCCAAATCAACGACTAATTGCATGGCGTCTTTGCGGGCCATTTTTTCAAGGGTTCCGGTGAATACGCACACTTTACCGAAAAGCGGGTGGGAAGTATTAAACGAAGTCTTTTCCGTTGAAATATCCTTCGCATGAAGAGCGCTTCTTCCGGTGGCTGCCTTGAAATCATCCAGACTTTGACCGGCCGCCAGAATATCCGCCTGCAGCTTCTCAAAAATGGCGTGGCATATTTCACAATCAGCGGCCGCCCTATGAGCGCCGGAAGCAGAAACGCCGTAATGATCCGCAACGGTGGCTTGCTTATGGTTTTTCAGATCCGGAAGGACCTTCCGGGCGATCCGCATAACGTCAACAAAGGAATTTGACAAAGTAAGCGAATGACACCTTTTAAGGTTATCAAACAAAAAGTTAATATCAAAATTGACATTATAGCCGACTAAAAGATCATCACCGACAAACTCATAAAATTTTTGTATGCCTTCGGATATATCCGGGGCATTTTTCAACATATCGTTTGTTATGCCAGTAAGTGCGGTTATGTATTCGTCGATCGGTTCATCCGGTTTTACAAGCGTCGAGAAGGCGCCCACCTTCTGACCGGAAGAATATTTGACGGCCGCGATCTCAATAATATCACAATACCGCGGATCAAGGCCGGTTGTCTCAATGTCGATCACTGTATAGGAAGTCGGAAAGTCTATAACGCTTTTTCCTTTGCCTTCCCGCGTGATTTTTTCGCCGGATCCGTCGGAAGTGGTGACATACGGGCGCCCGTTTTCGTCAATACCAATAGAAATAAACAT